CATCTATATAAGCCCCACAGACGGCAAAATCTGCCGTTGATCCCCTTTCTCCCCCAAAGTCAGTAAAAACGTGCCGCGCGCTAAACCCAATGCTGTCGCCTTGACAAATAAGGAGCTTAAAGCTCTTGCTGCTGGTCGCACGCCTGGGCAGATCGGGAAAGCGGTTCTGAAGATGGTTGCGGGTGGCCGGCGCCGTAAGGAACTCGATCTGAACCGTCTAGTGGAAATGAGGATGGCCGGGTGCCCGATTTCAGAGATCGCGGCCGAGTTCGATATCGACGAAAAAAGTATCGACACTCGCCTACGGAAAGACCCGGTGTTCAAGGCCATGTTCGACCGTGGCGACGAACGGGGCAAAGCTGCCATCAGGGTGGCGCAATACAAGAAGGCGGTAACAGAAAAACACATGACCGCCCTGATCTGGGCTGGTAAACAGCGACTCGGGCAAAAGGATCAGATTGAAACTGGCGGTGCGGACCGACTTAATGAGGTACTGGCGGTTCTGATGCACGCCAAGGTCAATCAGGGCGATGACAATGAAGATGAGAGCAGCGAACGCGGCGGTGCCGAAGAGTCCTGATTCTAGAGCAGGCATCGGACAAACCGTCAAGCTGCTACCATTCGGTCCGAAGGCCAACCGCTTCATCTGTCGCTCGCCGGCGGAGGATGCCAGGATCAATGTTCTGGTCGGTTCGGTTCGATCCAGTAAGACCTGGGCATTGAACATACGCATCTTGGCTCTGTGCCAGTACTCAGTCGCCGGCCAGCGGATTCTCACTGGGGTTTCTAAGCAGGCGATCTACCAGAACGTCCTGAACGACCTATTCGAGATCGTCGGGGATTCGAACTACACCTACAACCGGATGACCGGGGAGTTGTGGTTGTTCGGTACGAAGTGGCTGGTGATCGGGGCGCATGACGAAGGCTCCGAGAAGCGTATCCGCGGCATGACCGTGGGGATTGCGGTCTGCGATGAGTTGGTGCTCATGCCGCGCAACTTCTTCATGATGCTGCTCAGCCGCATGTCGCCGGCTGGATCACGTCTTTATGGAAGCTCAAATCCCGACAGTCCGTACCACTGGCTGAAAGAAGAGATTCTCGACGGTGATCGCTTCAGTCACGGGCTCGGCAAGGACGTTTGGTGGCAAACCTGGTCGCTGAACGACAACCCGAACCTCAGCAACGAGTACAAAGAGTTCCTGAAGCGGTCGTACGTCGGGGTCTGGCACGCGCGGTACGTTGAGGGACTGTGGGTACTGGCCGAGGGCTCGATACTGTCCGGCGTGTTGACGCCTGACGTATGGTACAACGACACAACCCGTCCCGTGGGCCTACTGCACCGAGGTGGCCACATGGAGAGATTCGTTTCCATAGATGTCGGCACTGTAAATTCACAAGTCGCCGGGGATTTTTACGATGACGGGAAGACCTTATTTTTGGAGAATGAAGCGTATTTCGACAGTCGCAAAGCAGGGTTCCAGAAGACTAATGCCCAATATGCGACAGACCTCATCGAAGGTGACGGCAACGGGTGGCCCGGCTTTCCCAAAGATCAGCGCGAATGGCCGGGCGTGATAGTTGATCCATCGGCTGCCAGCTTCAAAGTGGAATTACTCAGCCGTGGCGTCTTCGTCATGGACGCCAACAATGAAGTAGCGGATGGCATCCGCAGGTTAGCGGCCATGTTGGGGAACAAGAAATTTCGCATCCATGAGCGGTGTATCGGGATTCGCGGCGATCTGGAAACCTATGCCTGGGATGAAAAGGCGGCCGCGCGCGGTGAAGAGAAGCCGATTAAGGACCATGATCACGGATGTGACGTGTGCAGGTACGCCATCCAGACGAAAATCTCCGACTGGCGGATAGCCGCTTGACGTTGTATAATTGGTGAAGCCCCGCACCATTTCAGGTGGTGCAGGGCCTCGGCAGTTCCGAGCGTGAGGCGCTCGAAGATGCAATCCGATTATAGCGAAGATTCCGCACGCGAGACAGAAAGGTCTGAGTCTCATCGGGCGGCCAGCCGCAAGTATCGAGAAGCGCACCCTGATCGCATTCGGGCCAGCCATGCCAAGTACGATGAATCTCACGCCGAGCAGAAGCGGGCCTACAGAAAAGCGCACTCAAAAGAAATCTACGCCAGGGTCCGGGCATGGCAAGCCAAGCATCCAGAACAGGTCAACGCATCCAAGCGCAAGTACGCTGACGCGCATGAAGAAGAGAGCCGAGTTTACAGGAAAGCCCACAGAAACGAGGCTTTGGAACGTTGCGCTAGATGGCTTGATAACCATCGGGAAGAAAATCGGGTGCGTAGCCGGGAGTACTACCGAGAGCATCCCGAAGAAGCCCGCGCAGCGAGGATTGCTTGGCTCAAGGCTCACCCGGACGCTCAAGGTGTTTACTCCCGTAATCGTAGGGCAAGGGAGTTGGCGGCACCGGGATCGCACACTGAAGCCGACGTGCGCGCCATCTGGGAACGACAGCAGCACAAGTGCGCAGTTCCCGAATGCACCTATCCTATCTCGGGGCGTGGGGACAATAAGTTCCACGTGGATCACATCGTCGCCTTATGCAATCAGGGATCAAACTGGCCGGACAATCTTCAAATTCTGTGCCGCCAGCACAATATCCAGAAAACGGACGCCGATGATGTAGAGTGGGCACAGCGGACGATGGGCACGCTTTTCGTGCTGTAACAGACTAGAGGTTTTATGAAGAAGGCAATTCCGAAGTCGAAGAGAAAGAAAGCGCTTGGCTCGAATCCACTGGCATCACGGCCAGCACAACCGAGCCCTGGGCGGCAACTGAGGGATACGCCGGCTGTGTCAGGGCCAATTGTGGAGCGTCCGGCTACTTTGAACCCTGTGCCAAGGATGGCGTACCCATTCGGCGTGGCACCAAGGACCGTCGAGCAAGGGATTCATCTGGACATCCCTGTGCCGGCCGCGGCGAAGCGGTCGTGGTGGCAGCGGTTCCTGGATACGTTTCGCTGAGTCGCGTTTCGTGGTAGGCTTGAGGCGAGGTACTGGAGAATGCCTGAAACTTGGAGCGGTCAACCGCAACGGCCCGCGGGAGTCGGTGCCAAGACGGCAATCCTTACGTTGCTGGCCGTAGTAGGTTGTATCCCATTGGGAATCATCTGCGATTTCATGCGCCTGTCCGTAGCCGAAACCCTGGGTGTTGGGGCGCTGTGGACTGGCATTGTGATTACAGCGCTCCACTTCTGGACAATGCCATGAAACCCCGAGTGAGCAAGCAGCGATGCGAGAACTGCCCGGCGCATAACCGGCGGGTTCAGGTGGTGCGGTGGATGGGTCGGGATATGGCGCTGTGCCCTGAGTGCATCGCAGCAACGAAGCGGGTTGCGGCAAGCAAGGCGGGTTGAGGGGAAAACGCGGATGGTGAGGCGCTGGTACCACTTCAGGGGGGGATAGCCAAATGAAAAGATACTTCGTCGTGACTGTCGAAAACGACACCATTCTGATCGACGGCAAGGAACAGCCCTGTTCTGTCGAACACCTTCAGGCCGCGCTTGACTACTGGGGAACCGGCCACAAAGCAGTTGAGATAGATGAAGCCGCGTATCGCGCTTCGTTGATCAACGGATCGATGAAGCTATCCGCAAGTGGTGATCGCGTGAGCGCAGCAGAGCCATCCGACCTCGCTGCGCTTGTCAAGGGCGAGATATGCTGAGACAGTCTAACTGGAGGATCGAGATGAAGTACGGATGGGTATTGAAGTTCGTTGGTCGTTGGTCTCCACGTGAGCGTGTACTGCGCATCGCGCGGCTGATGTTCAATCGGCCATGGGGCCATGGGTGGTGTGCACGGCAGTTCTCTGTGGCGCTCACGCCGCGGCTGTGGCGATGGCACCGCGAGGATGACGGCCTGTTGTTCACCGTGTTCGGCCTGCGATTGCACTGGAAAGAATCGCACGGAGGCTACTTCGTCTGATGGCGTGGATGCGCGAACTAGTGAGGCCATGTCAACGATGCCCACGTCTCGGCACGCATGAAGTCTTCAACCGCCAGAACTCCTCACATGGAGTATTCTGCAAGACGTGCGCTGTGAAAGAGGTCAAGTGGTTGAACCAAGAAGAGGACAATGCCGCTTCCAAGCTTCAACAGGCTGGTACGGCTGTACTCTGAGCGAATGCAGCGGCTGTTTGCCGGGCACTTGCTCAGCATGATTCAGCGCCCAGGGGTGGCGGCTGACTTGACGTTCTACCGGGCGGCCTTGCAGCTTGCTGAGGCGATGGCAAGAGAAGTAGCGGCGGCCGGCGCGACCTCTTGGCGCCAAGCGGCGATGAAGTCCTACCGCGGTCGTGAGATCTACGAGGCACTGCGGGCGGAGATCAAGCGCGAGGGGCTTGCCGGGCCTCTGGCAGAGATTGCACAGCGGAACGCCCGCCTGATAACGTCCGTGCCGAGCGATGTCGGGCAGATGGTCACAGCGCGCGCGCGGAAGCTGATACTGGCAGGAGAGCGGCCGGAAGCGCTGGCGAAGGCCATCCGGCAGTGGGCGCCAGAACTGGCGAAGAACCGGATCAAGCTTATCGCCCGCACAGAGATAGCGCGTTGCAATACCGACCTCGAAAAAGCGCGGGCCGAAAGCATCGGTCTTGAATGGGCAGTCTGGCAAAGCAGTGAAGATGAACGCGTCCGGCCATCACATCGGAATCTCAATGGCGTGCTGATGAACTGGAGCGACCCTCCGCAGCCCGAGGCGCTGATTGGGGAGCACAGCACACTTGGCCGTGGCTTTGCTGGGCAGTTCCCGAATTGCAGGTGCGACATGCTGAGTTTGGCGGATCTGGCTGAGATCAAGTGGCCTGTGCGGATGTACAGGAATGGATCAATTAGGCGCATTACACGAGCGGAGTTTCTCCACTTAGCTCCTGAGTTACGCGCTGCTTGAGATGCGCCCAGGACTTGAATTTCAGGATGTATCCAATGTGGGTGAGCGTGACCGCGAATCTCGCCGCCAAGCGCGTGGATGATACGCCATCTCGACTCATTCGGTGAATCTGGAGCACGTCTTCGGTCGATAGCCTGTGCCGGGCATTGTCTTCGCCGCGATGAACGACCTTCGCGTAGGCCAACGGAGCCCGATGTTTCCACCTTGCGCCCCTGAGAATGTCACCAGCGTGGCTTGGGCTGATCGAGAACCGTCGGCCTATCTGATAGACTGAAGCTCCGGTTGCTCGCATTTTGTGAAGTTCAGTAATCTGACTTTCAGTGAGCTTGTGCGTCGGGCTGTGTTCGCCAGTGGTGTCTGGTTTTCGTCCCTTGGCTACACAGTCCTGTTGATTGTCCGAATCCGTACCGAGCCACAAATGCTTCGGGTTATAGCAAGGCGGGTTGTCGCAGGAGTGAAGCACATTAAGGCCCTCAGGGATGCCACCGCAGAATTCGCGATACGAAAGACGATGCGCCAACTCTTCTCCGCCATTAAGTGGAACGCGACCATACGGAAGTTTCTTGTGCTTGGCGAACGGCCACACCAGGCATTCATCCGAGTCGCCGTGGGCGCGAACCGAGTCCAAGAGAAACTGGTATCTGGTATACTTTGGTTGCATCGTGGCGCCCTCCCGGAGCGCTGTGCTGCTGGCCGTACCGCTGTTTACGCAGTGGGCGGCCTTTTTCATTGTACCATCGCTCTGGGCGGCGCATCGTGACCATGACCCGCGCGCAGTTCCAACGGCTGGCGAACTGGAGAGTTGCAGCATGAAACGCAGAGAGTTTTTTGAAGCAGTAGTGGCAGGGATCGCAGCCAGTGGTATCACCATGAAGGCTGAGACTACTGAGATACCGCGTGGCAGCACGTGTGTTATCACGTTCCAAGGAAAGTTGAATATGGCAGAGGCGAACAATCTTGTTCAGACCTTGCGCCACGTTCAAGAACAGTCGGGCGTCCGGTTTGTGGTGTTCGATGACGGGGCAACAGCAGCCAAACCCCGGTTCTGATTCTTGTCCATGACGCTCTACGAAGTCTTGCAGGTATCCGAGACAGCCTGCCCTGAAGTGATCGATGCCGCGTGGAAGGCGCTCTTGAAGCTGTGCCACCCAGACCTGCATCCCGACATGGACCATCGGGTAGCGCAGACGCTGAATCAGGCGCACGACATCCTCAGCGACCCAGCGCAGCGGAATCAGTACGACACGCAGTTGGCGGCCAGCCGTATGACACCACAGTTTACCCTCAGCGCCGGCGGTTTTGGCCTCAGCAGCATGAACAGTTTTGTGATCTTTGAACGACCATTCGGACGATGACCTCACCTATCCCATTCCCAGATCTGACGCCCGCGCAGCGGAAGGCGTTTGGCTGCCACTTTGGCCGGAGCTATCGTGCCACGGATGCTGTCGGCACCCGGCTAGGGATCTCGGCGCCACCCGCCGGTTCGGGTAGTGCCTTCGACGTGTTCACGAATGCCGCGGCCCGCATGGGATGGGGCACGCCCAACCTGGCCGAGGGTGCCGACTATGAGATGGTCCGGCTCTCGTTCGACTACTGGCTGCTCATCACCCTGTACCGGAACCACTGGATCACGCGGCGCATCGTGGACACTCCTGCGTCCGACATGGTGCGCGCGTGGCCGACGATCAATACAGATGCGGCTCCCGAAGACCTCGACCGGGTGGACAAGGCCATCCGCAAGACAGGCACGCGAACGCAGATCCGGACCACCATCATGTGGGCCAGGCTGTTCGGAGGTGCCGGCGCGCTCATCATGGTTGATGGGCACGAGAACAAGCTCGAAGAGCCGCTGAAGCTGGACGAAGTGGAGATCAACTCGTACTGCGGACTTATCCCGTTCGACCGTTGGACAGGCATCACTCCTGAAGGCAGCGTGGCTCACGACATCACGCGGCCGTCGGACTTCAACCTGCCCGAGTTCTACCGGGTCACGACACCGATGGGCGGTGGAAGCTTCAGAATTCACGCCAGCCGCATTCTGCGGTTCACCGGGCCGACAGTGCCTACCCCCGAGCGGGAAGCGCAGTCTTGGTGGGGTATCTCCGCGATCGAGCCGGCCTACGAGGAGTTGCGGAAGCGCGACAATCTGAGTTGGAACCTGCTCAGCCTGTCCTTCCGGGCCTCGCTGATTGGCATGGTGTTCCCTGACATGGCTCAGATGCTATCTGGCGCCGGCATGGGCGGCAAAGCTCTGGAGCAGTTTCAACTGCGGATGCAGAGCATCAACCACCTGATGAGCAACCAGAGCCTCATCATGCTGCCAAAGGACGGCAGTCTGCAATCCGTTCAGTGGGCCGCCACTGGATACTCGGACCTGTACGCGCAGTTCCAGATGGACATTGCTGGCGCCGCAGAGATCCCTGTCACGCGGCTGTTTGGGCGGACCATCACCGGTCTGGGCCAGACCAACGATGCCGACGAGCGCATCTACGAAGAGCGCATCGCCATGGAGCAGGAACATGGGCTCCGGCCGCAACTGGAGAAACTCTACCCAGTGGTGTGTATGTGTCTTGACCCGACCACTCCAATCCATTTGCAGAACGGAGAAGTAAGGGAGATTCGCCAAGTCAAGGTAGGCGATAAGGTTCTAACTTCAAGCGGCAGATCGGCCTTCGTTAGAGGCGTCTCCCCAAGTACCCGCGTTGATACGTTTGCATGTGAGTTATCGTTGTACGGGAACTATTCTCCGCTGGTTTCTACTTGTGATCATCCCGTACTGACGCCAGACGGATTCATTCCGTGCGAGGTATTGGATGTAGGGGATTATGTGTCGATGCCGGTAAGGAAACTTTCCGCCACCGTCACCCATGCAACAATTTCGAGGCGCAGAAATCGTGAGTCGCTGAGAGAAGACAAACAGAAACTCACGCGCGATTTTGGATGGCTATGCGGCCTCTATTTGGCTGAAGGGACGCCGCATTCCAATACCCGCCTTCCCGATCATCGACTTGACTCCATAACGTTTTCGATCCACGACAATGAGGTCGAACCGTTCCGGCAGCATTTGGAAAAAGCTACAGGCGAAAGAAAGGTAACAAGCCGCAAGCTGAAACAAGGGAAAGGATCACAGTTAACCCTGTATGATACCGGATTGGCTCAATGGCTTGCGTTCGAATTCGGGCATGGAGCAGAAAGAAAGTGTATACCGGACTGGGTGTTCGATACCGACCCAGAGTTTGCGCGTGGATTGATCGGTGGATACCTGGAAGGTGACGGACATGCGCCCCCCCACAGGTCACAGATTTCGGCATCCTCAGTTTCATTAGCTTTGATGGTGCAGCTACGTGACCTGCTGGCCTCAGCGGGATACGGATGGGCATGCCTGTACCGGTCTGAATCCAAAGTGAGCCATTTGTTAGATGGGCGACGCGAAATCCATGGACGTGAATTCTGGAGACTGTTTCTGAATGGTGAGGGCGTCTATCGACTTCGGTCTGACCTTGACTGGATGCCGCTTGCGGAATATCATCCGCGCCGCGCCCCGCGGTGGAAATATTCGGAATACCGAGATTTCATCTGGATCGAGGTTAGCAGCATAAGGCGTATCCCAGCCAACGGCTTTTATGATCTGGAGGTGGATGCCCCGGAACATGATTTCTGCACACTCCAGTGTTGTGTGCATAATTCCACCCTCGGTGAGGTGCCTGACGATCTTGAACTGAACTTCCCGAGCGTGCGGGTGCTCACTGAAGAAGAGAAGAGCAATCTCTCCAAGGACACGGTTGTCAATATCACGTCGCTTGTGAACGCTGGTTTGATGAACAAACCGCAGGCCATGAAGGAACTCAAGCAGCAGAGCGACATCACGGGCTTCGGATCGAATTATACCGACGCTGATATTCAAGCTGCCGAGGAGGCCGAACAGATGGGCCTGGGCGGCACGGGAGAGATGGCTGGCCTGCCGGGTGGCGAAGAGCCAGGCAGTGGCCCTGTGGCCGTTCCCGGCCGCAGTGGTGAGCCTCCGGCCGAAGGCGAGCCGACTGACGAAGAGTTGCTCGCTACGCTTGGCGGGCGCGCCGCTGATTCCCACCCTGCCCCAGGGGATCGCTCCGCGCGCCTGCATCGCGCTCTAGATTACGCTCTCGACAACTGGGAAGAAGGGAAGCACAAGCGCGGAAAGCCTAAGAATAAGGGGCAATTCGCTTCAGGTAGCGGCAGGACAGCGGCGAAACGTACTACGGCTGCGGCGCCAGCCAAAGCCGATCCGCAGCAAGGTGGCGAAGCACCGGTGGTCCAAGCCCGGCATGAGTTTCTGAAAGCTCTTGTCCAAGCCAAGGAAAAGTCCACAGACCCAGGCGAGATTGAGGCTATTCAGAACCTCGCTTCGAAGGTGTCCGACCCATCAAGCGAAGGTGGATTCGGAACAGGTAAGAGTCTTCAACTTTCGGAAAAGGCGCTGCGTGCGCAACAAGCGGCGCGGCCCGCCGGAAAGGCCGATCAGAAGGTCGCCGATGAACAAGAGGCGATTTTGAGTCGTGGTATGGGGTTGCCGCGTGAGCCGGACAATTCCCCGTTCGACCTGAAGGCCAAGCCAAGGAATGGCAGGTGCCCAGTGGCGGTGGAATGCAAGACGGTTCTGTATTCGAAGAATGGCCGGGTGACCATGACTGCCGATGCTCTCGCGAGAAAACATGCCGCCATCAAGGCGGAGCGCATCAAAACCTACTTCACCGTTGTGGTGGATAAGCGTAGGGGTCAGGCACGATATTATGTGGCCAACGGCTTCGGCAGCCTAAGAATCCCGAAGACTGATCGAGATGTACGCGGTGGCAGCGGGGGCTTACGGGCTGTCACAATTCCAGAACTGCGCCAGTTGGTTCGGAGGTTCATGTGAGTTGGGAAATCGCTGGAGAGGATGGAGCGATAGGACAATTCGCTTCTGGCTTCGGATACACCCAGTTCATCAAGGCCGTCGAGGAGAAGAAGTATCCGGCGCTTGCGGCGCTGATCGAGAACGGCATTTCTGAGGACGTGTCGGGTGTAGTGTCCGACCTTTCAAAGTTCATTGACAGCCTGCCCGGCGATGAGTCGGCGGACACCGCCAAGACCATGAAAGACCTGATGGACGGTTTAGACGTGGCAATCATCACTAACGGGGAAACGGATGAAGAGTCTGACGACGGTGAGTTTATGGAGTGCCCGGAGTTGGCCAACCTCAGTGAGTTGATATCGTCTCCGGCGTCGCGGAGTGACCGGCTACATGAGGCGCTGGACCGAGTACTCGATCGTGTTCGGTAGAAGCATGAAAGAAAGGCCAAGATTCGCGGTATAGTGAAAGACGTGAGGCCCGAGAGCGCAGGAACGCTCCCGAGCCTCAACCAGATCAACCGTAGGAGGGTTGAACATGGCCGAACTCATTGTCCCATACGCCTGGCCGGTTGTCACACGGGCGGAAGCCAAGCAACAAGGATTGATCAAGTTTTTCGATGGTGTCCAGTGTAAACATGGGCACGTAGCTCAGCGATACACCGGCAGTTGGTCCTGCTGTGCATGTGAGTATGAACGGTGGCAGCGCGCTAAGAAGCCTGTTGGCGAACCGAGGAAACCCAAAACACGGCACCTCAATCGAGAGCGATTACCGCTGGATGGTGTGGTTGGGCGCATTCCCCTAACGAAAGGCCGGATCGCGCTGGTCGATGCTCAAGACTATGATCGTGTCGCCGGGCAAAACTGGTTTTTAGTGGAAGCAGGCCGCGGCAAAACAGAGCACGCAGCTAGGCATGGTAGTGGTACCGAGCCGCACATTGTCTTGATGCACCGCGAGATTCTAGGATTGAAACCCGAGGACCCTGATGTTGATCATTGGGATGGGGATGGTCTGAACAATCGTAGGGGCAACCTGAGGCCATGCACGAAGGCGCAGAATTGCTGTAACCGGGGAGTGAGTAAAAATAATCTGTCGGGATACAAGGGCGTAAGAAGATCGGGGACAAAATGGACTGCGCGAATACGATTCAAGCGAAAACTCAAGTATTTGGGAATCTTCCCAACTGCTCACGACGCGGCTTCGGCTTATGATGACGCAGCTATTGAGCTGTTTGGTGAGTTCGCTTGGACCAACTTCAAACGAGGTGGCCCATTAAACCAGTCGAGCAAACTCGAACCGGTCCCAACGGTACATGCTTCCAAGCATGTTTAGCCTCGATTCTGGAAATACCGGTCTGGGAGGTCCCAGACTTCAGCACAGACGATGATCTGTTTCTGCAACAAGTTCAAGAATTTCTTGCCACCAAGGGACTCTACTATGTTCAAGTCCCCCCTGACGAGCCTACGGTAGTTGCGGCGTTCAAGCAGAGCCTAGGACCAGCATACTGTACGATTGAGGGCACGAGCCCCCGCGGTGGCCAGCACGCAGTTGTAGGGGACCGGGGCGTGATGGTTTGGGACCCGCATCCAAAATCCGATGGGACCGGGCAGGGCCTGGTTTCAGTGCAGTGTTTCGGCCTCTTGTGCAAGCGATTCTGAAGTGGAGATGATCTCAATGCGAAAAGCAATCCTCTTTCTCTTTGCGGTAGCCTCGGCCTTCGCGCAGGCGCCCACGTATATTCCCGAAGGCACGGCTCCCGCTGGCGCTCCGCGCGCCGGTTATGGAGTCTGCTGGTTCGATAACGTCGCGCACGCCTACATGTGCGAGAACTCTTCGGGAGTCATCGCCAATCCGAGCCCCGTGTTGAGTGGGGCTGCATCGCCCGCTGGCACCTGTCCGGTCGCTGGCGCACTGTACGTGGCTGGAACGACGGGAGCGTACTCGTTCTATCTGTGCCCGGCTGCGGGAGGGACTTGGCAAGGGGCCGGGGGAACCTTTACTCTTCCGACCGCATCCGATACGGTCAAAGGCGGCGTCACGATGTCCACGCCGACATCGAGCGTGGCGGTGGCGACAGATGATGCGCGGAATAGCAACGCGCGCCTGCCCAGCGCCGGCACCACGCTGGTGGCGCAAAAGTTCTTCGGCACGTCGGCCCCCGGCAGCGTTGCGACGAATCTTCCTGGAGACCTTTACACTGACACCACACATCACCAGGAGTACGTCTGCAACGCGCCGAGCGGTACCGCGGCCCCTGCTTGCACAGCCGTGGCTACAGCGGGATGGCTGCTGCTGAACGCTAACGGTATTCCCATTGTCGCCTTCAACCCCAACACGGCAACCGCGTTGACATGCCCCGGTACGGCCGGCGCGCAGTTCGTGGCGTCCACCACGCTGACAGGCGCGCACTCAATTCCCACGGTTTCCTGCACTCCCGCCACGGGTACGGCGGTGCAGGTTCAGGTGGTGCTCACTCAGGGCGCCACGCCTTACGCGCTCACGCTGCCAAGCCCGTTCAGCATTTGGGACTTCACCCAGGCACCCGCCTCCGACACGATGACGTGCAGCGGTACTTACGACGGCACGAATCTTGTCAACTCGTCTTGCTCGCTGGCAAATGGGTCGGGGAACGTGATGACGTGGTACGACTTGCCCTACCTGCCGGCCGTAACCGCCGCTACCCCAGGCCGCTGGTACAGAAACTACGCCGCGTCTGCCCAGAATTACTGCCCGGTCCTTGGCGAGAGCGCTGGAGGCACGGCAACCGCGTACTGCATGGTCAATCACGCCGGAACGGGCTACGACGCCCACATCGTCGCAGACGCCAACGGGAATGTAGCGATACCCTCTACATTGCTTGGCACCACTCCTACCGATGGCCTCACGCTCCCCAACACGACACCCGCCACGAATGGCAATCAGCAGATCTCCCCGGCTACGGAGTGGATCGGCCAAGGTTGGGCCATAGGTACGGGGCTTTCAACACCTGTTGGCTTCCGCTCTTACGTTGTTCCCGTGCAAGGCACCGACACGTCAGCAAGCTACTATGGGCTGTTCTATCATCCTCCGAGTGGAGGGGATGTGTTGGGGTTGTCGATGCTGCCGAGTGGGAAGGTCGGCATCGGGACGACGGGACCATCTACGCTATTGCATTTGTATGGTTCGGCTCCAACCTTAAGAATTCAAGATTCCGGTAGCTCTGCCTATATGGATTTGACAGGGACTAATCCCGGCACTATCCAAGTCATACAAGGCGACTTATCACTTTACATAGTAAATAGTGGTTATGCATTAAAATTCTTTACCGCTAGTGTCGAAAGAATGAGAATAGATAGTAGCGGCAACGTCGGCATCGGGACGACAACCCCTGCATCCAAACTCAACATTGACACAGCACCAGTAGCAACAGCTAACTACGCCACCCTCTCCATAGGGTCAGGAGCGTGGGATGGAACGACTACAGGATACTTTGTAGGATCAAGTTCTGGTACTTCCATCGGCGCGAATGAAGTGAGCGGGTATGGAGGGAATCTCCTTGACGTTCAGGTCGCCGGGGTATCTAAGGCGAAAGTCTCTGCTGCGGGGATTCTCACGCTTTCCGGTTCGACCTTTGTTCTTGGGGCCACACATGCAGCATTGTGGCGACAGTTTTGACGTGTCCATAATAGGAAAACAGCCATGAAAACACTTCTCATCTCTCTCATTCTCAGCATCAGCGCATTCGCGCAAGTTCCGCCACCCGGAACAAACGGAGCGGGCGCTGGAGATATGCAAAGCGCACTACAAGAGCCAGCCAACAAACCAGTCAGGGTAAATGCCAACGGTGAAATACACCAGCAGGCTGCGCCGAAACCTCCAACGCTTGAGGACTTGCAGACTCAAGTAACACAACTCCAGCAGCAAGTGGCCCAGAAAGACCAGCAGATCGCCGCGATGCAGGCCAACATCGACGCCTCTCAGGATATGGTATCCCGGTGCTACCAAGGGCTCGTTGACCTGCACGCGAAGTTGCCACCGAAGAGGTAACCTATTTGCTTCCTATGGCACCTTGCAATC